AAGCTAATATTATGCAAGAACAATGAGGTTCTGCCCGCGTTTGGTGACACATATCCTAACCCTATTGAGTATGGCTTAGGGTCTGAGACATCATCAACATTTAGCCCCTTTACATTATCTGCTTATCTCGATCCAGCTAAAAAGTGTTTTAACATTATTACTCAATATAGTAACATATCTGCTCCTCAAGGTGCTGGTATATTATCTGGAATAAGTACAGCTATTCTGATGTCACCGGATACAAACAGTAATTTTCTGGCTACGAGATTTAAATACCCGCTAGCGTTGTATAACTATAACAGATTATCTGATGTTATAGGTCTTTCTACTTATAATGTTAATTATGATATATTTTCTAAAAATATATTAACACTTAATTATAGATATGCTTGGGGTGAAGCTTTATATGCAACTATAGACGCGTACGATACGTATGGCACGGTTCTTCCTTTTATTATTAACCGGAACCCTGATATACCCTGCGAAATATATAAGACTGTTCAGTGCGGTATCGTTCCAACAGTTAGAATACTAGGCTCACCAGTAACATACGTTACACGCGTTATAGTAGGTAGTAAGACAGGTACTATGACAATAAATTATAATTGTAATAACGTAGCTGCAAGATTTTTAGGAATATATTACCCTAATGATAATACATCTTTATCTGCTGTACCTATTGTTGATTCAGGATACAGAGGCACAGATCAAGTATTTACACCGTACCTTAAGAGTATAGGATATCCCGCTATATCAGGTCCAGCAATAGGGACAGTATCGTTTACTAAATCTTTATCTACGCATACTTTTATAGATATCGTTACATATTCTCCTCTTAATTATGCAGGTGTAAATACCTACGTTCAGTTTAATGTAACTTGCCCTAGTTAAATTCTACCTAATGTCGCCTCGACTGTAAGATCGTGCTTCATTGAATGAAATCTCTCTTCAATATACTTTTGAAACGCTAGTGGCTTAATCCATTCATCAGTATCCATACTCTCGCCTAGATCATCGTATCTTTTTGATACCTGCTCAATACCTTCAAGAAGACAAGCCCATCTTGTAAGCTCATCAATACCCATCTCTTTTACTGTCCCGTTTTTAAGTTCAAATTTGAATTTGTTCATACCTTATTATCGGAAAGTTCCTTCTCTTTTAATTGGGTAAAGACATTAGCAATGTTTAAAGGCTCTGTTAGCAGCACAGTTTCGTGATTTAACTCTACCTTAAATCTACTACCGCATTTTTCGCATAGGAAAGAATTATCCGTGTTATAAAACACTGGTGCAGGAAAGGTATGCTTACCGCAAGGACAGGAAATAGGTATGGTTTGCAGATTTATAATCTCTTCACTTAAATCTGGTTTATTAGAATCAGTATTTTTTAACGAATACATATAAAATCCTAAAAACTGAGCAATAATTGAACCAACAACACCTTGCCAGAACCCTATAATATCAGCTAGTACAAACCCTATACCAAAACTAACAAGTAGTGTTATTCCGATAGATACACCGATCAACTTTAACATACTTAATTATAATTTAAAGATATAACTTATCAATGGGAACATATAGTTCTGTGATTTTTTTACCTATTTCCTCTATAAGAGATTGAATTTGCCTTATTGCTTGTTTGTTTCTTTTAGGCTCAGATTCTACTTTATTGATAAAATCTCTCATTTTCATTAGATTAATATACATCTGACCATTTATGTCTATTAAAGATGAATCAATAGGGTGTGGTAGTATTTTAGGTGCTTTCTGCTCTTGTTCTTCCTTTTGATGCACTTTAAATTGATCAGATACATCCATATGTAATTTAGGTTGCGCGTTTGAAGCATATGTTGCGTATGGATTAGTTGTACTATTCATTGTAAATATTTATGCATTTGAATAAATAATTGTATGAGTAAGTTTGAAAATAGATTCTTTAAAGTACTAAGCGAACAGGATGAAGACAGAGCAGCTATGCTATCTACATTAGATAAAGATACAAATCCTGAGGATTTTGATACGGATACTGCTTCACCGACTGATATTAACGATCCTAACTCGGCAGTATCAAGAGCTTTATCTGAGAGAGAAGCAGCCATGGTATCACAGGTACGTGAATGGGTATCAAACATGGAAGAGTTTCTTGAAAATTTAAACGGTACGGAAAATTCCATACAGACTGCACTAGCGAATGCAGAGGCTGATACACTTTTAGATAAAATGAAGCAATCTGAACAAAGAAAAATAGCAAGAGTTGCAACAGAACTTGCTGCTTTGGCTGAGTCATTTAAGGGGTTCTTAGCTCAATCAAACAACTCATCTTTAAAATACGTCTAACGATTATTTTTTATATTAGCGAGTCTAAAAATACCTTCGAGTCCCTCGAAGGTATTTTTTTCTATAAATTCATGTGATATTTCATTAACGTTACACGCTATACATATATCATTAAAATCTTTAAACCGTCTACCAAATTTCTCAGGCCATATAAATAACTTCTCGCCATTCTTAAGAAGTATCTCAGACTTACTTAAAGAAGCATCATCTACCCACTGACTGTCTAATACCCATATTTTATTGTACCATCTCAAGACTGTATCTATTTGCTGCTGCTGTCTCGTTGTAAAGGTGGCATTACCTCTATCTGTAATTCCAGCTACAGCAACACTATTTTTAGTAAAGAAAGCATTTAAAGGTCCTTCGAAAATAAAAACATTTTTAAAGTAGTCGCTTATTCTATCGATATTAAAAAGAGTCTTTTCTGCTCCTACTCTAGATATGTACTTGGGCTTCATTTTACTATCATTAGCCACAACAGTTCTAGACTGATAGAACTCAATATCTTTATTCTCATTGATAAAAGGTATTACAAGCCTGTTCTTGTGTACTCTATCAACAAGTGATACATAAAGCGAATCAGGCTTATTAACAGCTGTGTCTAATCTTCGTTCTTTAATTAGCTTAACACACGCACTTACTATTGGATTACCTTTATAGAACTCAATTTGAGTTGCATCACTTAGATTTATTGAATCTTTTGGAAGTGTCTCAGTCTTAATCTTTATTACTTCCTGCTCCGAGACTTCTATAGTATCCTGATCATCTACATACTGTCTAATCTCATCTATAATCTCTGCGTCTGTCTTACCTGATACTTCCTTAACCCATTTTATCGGCTTACCTGACCATCCGCAATTATGACAAAAAATATTATCATTTTTAGGTATATAGTAACATCTACGCTTTTTACCTAAAGATCCACCCTCTCTACATATACAGCACCCACCTTGATAGGTATTATTGAATTTATTAAATCTAGGCTGATATATATACTGAAAGAATTTACTCACAGTATATTCTTCCGGAATACTTATCATGCAAACAAAGATTGTAGCTTACCCCTAAGAAAAAACAACGAATACCATGATTCCTTTTTCTTTAATATAGAATTAAAGTCTCGACGCTTACATTCCTCTTGAAAAGATAACCAATTAGATTCTACAGGAGTATCAAGTTGATCCTGATAGTATTTACACTCTTCAGCCATAGTCATAACTTTACCTAAGTTAAACAAACTAAAGTTTCTATCATAGATAGCCATTTGTTCTTCGTTTATAGAGATCTCACCATCAATCCATTTTTTAATTTTTGCTTTACCAAATTTTTCAATACCTGGAACGTTATCTGACTTATCACCCATACAGCACTTAGCAGTCATCCAATCACCTACATTAGACCACCCAGTTTCTACCTCAAAATTTTCTACAGTAAATTCCTTCTTCCGTATAGGATCATAAAGAGTAGTATCAGACTGCACGAGTTGTAGAAAATCCTTATCAACAGATATAATTACCTTCTGACCTGTATACTTAGTACAAATATAAGAGATAATATCGTCTGCTTCAAGCTCTCTAGGAAAAATAGATGGTATGCCAAGGTGACGGAGTATTAGCTTAATAGCTTCATTATTTTGATGTGGAGCTGAGTCTCCAGATCTATTACCCTTATAGTTTGCAAACTCAGCTTTTCTTTCGTTTATTTGATAATCGGGCTTCTCGTCCCAAACGAAGATAGTTTTATCTGGATTAAATTTTGTAACGTATGAAAAAACTGCGTTAAGAGTAAAATAAATATGAAAATTATTTATTTGTTCTTGTGTATCGGTGCTAGTTCGTTGAGATTGGGTTTTGGCCGTCCAATACGTCCTCCAAATTAAATTATTTCCATCTATAAGCAAAGTCTTCATAATATATTGTATAATGGTTCCTTTAGATTAAATAATTATAGGTCGCGAGGTTGCAGCCTCCACCTACTCTACATAAAACTTTACTATTATGCAGCAAGTCAATATTCCCTATTGTTATCTTATAGGATGGTCTAAAGAAGGCAAGTATTATTACGGTGTTAAATACGGTCGTGATGCTACCCCAGCTACTTTTTGGAAAAAATACTTTACATCATCAAAGTATGTAAAGCAAATGCGTGAGAAGTTTGGGGAACCTACTATTATCGAAGTTCGTAGAACCTTTAAAACTTCTGAAGAAGCTATAAAGTGGGAGGAAAAAGTTATTAGGAGGATGAATATTGTTAAAAGTGAGTGTTGGTTAAATAGAAACAATACTTCCACGGGAACTAAAGGTATAGTTAATGTTCCAAAAACTCAAGCACAGAGAGAACATCAAAGATTTCAAATACTCGGTAAAAAACATTCACTAGAGACAAAAGACAAAATTTCAAAAAGCCTTAAAAAATATAAAAGAACTAAAGAACATCAAGAAAAAATAAATAAAGCTATTCAAGGTAAAAAAGTTCCAACGCTAATGACAGGCGAATACAGCGCTTGTTTGATATGTAATAGCGCTATATACAATACACGCTGGTGTATAAATAGAGGATATGTTAGAAAGACCTGCAGTAGTGAGTGTAAGAGTGTAAATAAATTAAGACTTAAGCAGATAAGGGGATATTAATAGTCTTGTTAGTTTTTTCATTTTTTACATATTGTGCGGTTGATGTCTTGAGAACATACACAGGAACTCTTTCTACATATCTAAGTATATTATTGTTCCTTCCATGATCAAATATAATTTTAGGTATAATCCTATTAACCATATTTGGTACAGACAGAAAGCAATGATCTACTGCTTCACTCTTAATATATATTAGCATTTCACCAGCATATGTGCCAGTATGAACTGCATAAATGTCTCCTGGTGTTATTTTTTTACTGGCCATTTTCGTACATTAAATACGATATATATTTTATTGCAAGCGAGGAAAGAGCATCTTTCTCCATTGGTGTTTTAGCGTGTTTTAAAATAACAGGCTTACCGTTAAGATCATATCCAATAACTATAAAATTTGCTAAAAATTCCTTGAGGGTAGATGCTATAGCATTCTCAAGCTGTATTTTGTTATTGTACTTTTTTTTACCTTCGTAATTTCCCTTCAGGGCGTCTTTAATAAGTTCTCGTATATCCTCTTCAGAGAACTTATTATCATCAGAGCTCATAATTATATTTAGTACCGCCGTCGATTTGAGAGATACCTCTTTCAATGAGAGTTGTAACGACTACTTCGATAGAGGTAGTCTTAAGAGAGAAGTTTTTAGGAAACAATCTACCTCCATCATTAAATTCAAACATTTTCTCACTTTTAAAATCTCTATTTTCATAACAAGTAACAAACACAGAGGCATTGCCAGGATCAATCATTACTGTCCATTTACGTGGATCGGATTGAGCGTAATTATTACAGATCTTCCATACATTAAATCCACTATCCTTAAGACGTTTTACAAAATATGAAAGTGTAGTAATTTTATTTTTGTTAATATTCATTGTGTAAGAGAGGTTATAATATATTTTAATTTAATAGTATTATTTAAGATATCAATAACAGTTACACCATATTCTGTATTAATACCGAAATTTATATCGTCACTTATAAACGATAATAATTTAATGTTATCAAAGTTTAAAGGTAAGGGAGATAACTCAAAATCTACTTCACCTAGATCAATAGCAAATACATCAGTGTTATGTCTTGCTCTATCTGTCAGTTCGCCCTTCAATCTACCATCTTCTGTATACAAATACAGTTTATTAGTCTCTGAAGCAAAGGTACTGCCTTTAATAATTGAGTTAATTGTATCTTTTTTAAGAGTAAATTTAACGTTATAATTAAAGCTTTTAATCTTATCAATATTAATGGACGGTTTAGTTAGAAAACCATCTTCATAAAGATGATATTTAAACTTTAAGGATTTGCCCTTATATTCAATATTATTTGAATTAATTAGTAAGCTGACATCTTTTGTATCAATCGAATCAACTACTCTGATTAGTTTCTTAATATCAGGAATATTAATACTACCATTATAGTTTACTTCAATATTTGAAAGTTCACTATATAGTATAAGAGTATTATCTGCTGAAGATACTAACGAGGATATTAAACCAAGATCTTGATTTGCGTTTAATATAGTCGACTCGTTTATTTTCGAGATCGCCTCTAGGTACTTGATGCAGTCAATCCGATTTTGGAGCGTTAGTTCTCTTTGGTTTACCATTTTGTTTTTCTAGTATATCTCCTATTCGAGCTAAATTCAAGTTAATTTCTTTTAATACCTCAATTACATTATCATTAGTTGAAATGCTAACTGGGTGAGGTCTTACTTCTTCATAGGTAGGAGCTACGAGTGGCGAGCTCTGCAAGTCTTGCGGTTCTTGCATAGCGTGTGTAGGCTGTACTACCTCAATCGGAGGTTGCTCTATATATTGTTGCTGGTGTTGAAATTGTTGATCGGCTTGAACTGGGATACGTAGAGCCTGCTCGAGTTGATGTTGAATAGTAGGGCTTACAGGCTTAACAAACTGTGAGTTGCCTACGATCATTTGATCAGTTTGCTTAGCTTGCGCGTGTACAGTTCCGAAGAACTGTACTAACGCGCGTTGTTCATCAGGAGTTATATTCATAGGTCCTTAAGAAGTTCGTCAATGTCATCATCAATGGAGCTTTCTACCTGTACGGTCTTTGTAAAAGTAGGAATCGGCGCTTCATCTACTGAGTGGTGTCTTGTTTCAACTTCAGTTTGAGTATCTTTTACGTAGAAGTGCTCGTCAAGCATTTGCTTTAATTCATCATACGACTTAAGAGTATACACTTTAGCAAGGTCAAAGACACTATCGTAAATTTTCTTTTGTTCATCGTCGTTAAGGTTTAGCTTACCAGCAGAAGTAAAGCGTGATGAAACATAAGTGGGATACTCGCCCTGATTTTCGCATTTAATTTTAAAATTAACGCCGTTAGTGCCGAGGTCGAAGATGCGAGGACCAAATTCTTCTGCATCTTCACCTTCGATAGCTTCCATAATAATTTTATGAACTTGCTTACCATAACGAAGCATCTTTACCTTGCCGTTGTTTTCCGGGTTAGTCGGATCATCAATAACGTATACGTTAACAAGATATTTTTCAAGACGCTTAATGGCTTTTACTTTTTCTTTCTCGTCTTCTGTACCAGTACGAAGAATACGGAATCGTTCCTCAGCAATAGGATCTCTTTCACCAAAGGTCATGGGAGAGAGCGACTGAACGTACTGACCAGTAGCAAATGATACCCACCCGTGATTAAAGTAATGAAAGAAGGTATTTTTTGGATCCTTTGCAAACGGCAGCAACCTTACAGTGTATGTATTACCTGGGGTAGTTTTTAGGATTTCAGTATAGGATGCTGTGTTATTTTCATTATCATTTTTTGCTAGTGCGTCTTTAATGGATTGAAACATTGATGTATTGAATGTACTCATAATTTTATTTGTTTGTTATATGTTTTATTTTAGGCTCGTTATTTTAATTTTCAACAGTTGTTTTTCAATTATCGAAAATGCTTCTCTTATTACATTTTTTAACCGAGATGATCGTTGAAAATTAACTCTGGTTTCATTTAGTAAATTTTGAAAGTTAGACACAAAGAAATCTAATAATTCTGACTCTATCTGTCTGATAGTTGCATCACACTGCAGACCGTGAAGTACGTAAAAATTAATTTTATGCTCTCTTAAGTGCTGTATAATTACTGGCGTTGTACCGTTAATAATACTTTTATATTCTTGTAAGGTTAGGTTATTTTCTTTACAGTACTTGTATATAAACGAACAGCACTCCTTACACCTACTAATAGTACTCTCACCGTCTGGGTCCTGCGTTTCTTTTTTCTTTTGATATAGAGTGTAACATTTTAGCGCTCTAGTTGTAAGAT